CACCCGAACCATGCCAGCAGCACGAATGCCACGCCGGACCACTGGTAGTCCACGAATGCCGGCAGCACCACCGCGGCGAATGCCAGGACAACCCATCGGCGTTCGATGGCTGCGTAGACCGCAGCGGCACACAGCGCGAACGTCAGCAGGATGTTCAGCGGAATCCAGTAGCCGAACGCAAGTGCGTGCACCGGCTGGGCGATGACACCCCACATGGCAAGCCTGCGGACGGACTTAACCACATCGGCGCCCGGCTGGGCGAGGTTGTACGCCATCACCAGCGCGAACAGAGGGAAGGCCACCCGCCCCGCTTCGCTCAGACCTGGCACGTACCCGCCGTAGATCACCTTGGCGACGTGATCCCCGGTCATGAGGATCACGGCCAGCCACTTCAACAGTTCGCGTGCGCTGCTGGTCATAGGAGGTTCGGCGCCGTGGAGGTGGTTAGGAAGGTGCTGGTTTCATGCGCCTTGGATTCGGGGAACGTGCCTGATGCCCGCTCCACGTGCTGCATCACGGCCCCGCCCGCCTCGCTGCGGAGACGGCGGGATTCCTCCTGATAGTGGGCCGACTGCTGGTAGTCGTTCATGCGGCGAGCCTCAGCCTGATTAGTGTCGAGGAAGGGCTCGTACTGACCCTCGCGCGCAACGAGCCTGCATTGCTGCTGATCCATCACGTACGTGGTGCCCTGCTCCGTTTTGCAGCTGCATCGCCCGATCTGATGCTCGCCCATGGCATCCAGTCCATCGCCAGAGGCCATGCAGTAGACCCGTGGAGGCTGGTTGGTGGGAACCGTCAGCGAGTCGTAAGCAGGTGCCGTCCACGGCTGTCCGTCGACTCGCGGTGTCATCCACGCCACGTAGTCGCTGGAACGCGTCGCCGAGGGTGGTTCGGCTTGCGGCGCGGCTGCGGCCCTCGCTCCCCCCCCCTTCTCCCCCCCGGGGTGGTGGGCGCCATCGAGCAAATGGAAGACGAGTTCGGCCTGCGCTGCGCCAACGTGT